CGGCTATGTAGATACCGAAACAACCGAAGCTCGTAGAAAGGCGCTGACCTACTACAATCGTGAGCCGTATGGCAACGAAGTAGAAGGCCGTTCATCCATTGTTACTGGTGAAGTTGCAGAGGTTATTGATGGTGCGTTGCCACAACTATTGCGTATCTTTACCCAGTCAGATGAGTTATGCCGCTTTGAGCCTAAAGGCCAAGGCGATGAGGAAGGCGCTAAACAAGCTACGGAATACTGCAATCTAGTCTTTTTCCAAGACAATGATGGCGTAATCCTAATGCACAACTGGTTTAAAGACGCTTTGTTGCAAAAGAACGGCATCGTCAAATACTGGTGGGAAGATAGCCAAGACCCAACAAAAGAGAAGTACAAAGACCTTTCTGCCGAGGAGTTTCAGTTACTGTTTTCTGATGGCACGATGGAGCTGGTCAGCCAAGATATGAAGGAAGTAACACCAGAAACTCTTGATCCTATGAGTGGGATGATTATTCCAGCTACATTCTCTTACGATGTAGTGGTAATGAAAAAGAAAGAGTCTGGTCGGGTTAAAGTTGCCAATGTACCGCCAGAGGAGTTCTTAATCTCTAAGCGAGATAAGACGATTAAAGACGCTCGTTTTGTAGCCCACCGTCTTAATATGACTCGCTCGGACTTAATTGCTGCTGGATACTCTAAAGACATCGTAGACGAACTGCCTGCATATTCAGACCTAACATACACTCCAGAGCGCATTGCTCGGTTTGATCGTGGCGAGATGCCGGATGAAACGCAGTCATTAGACTTCTCAATGCAAGACATTGAAGTATTCGAGTGCTATATCCGTACCGATTACGATGAGGATGGCATTGCAGAGCTGCGTAAGATTACCTACGCTGGCTCAGAGATTCTAGATAACGAAGAAGTAGATCACATTCCGTTTGCTAGTATTTGCCCAATCCCAATGCCCCATAAGTTCTTTGGACAGAGTTTGGCAGACCGCAGCATGGACATTCAGTTGATTAAGTCTACGATTACCCGTCAGATTTTGGACAATATGTACCTGACCAATATGCCACGCATGACGGCTATTGATGGTCAAGTAAACATGGATGACCTGCTAACCGTTGCTCCTAATGGAGTAGTTCGCATGAAAACGCCTGGTGCAGTACAAGCCTTGACCGTACCGGCAACCGCAGCACAGTCATTCCCAATGCTAGAGTATTTAGACTCGGTAATGCAGAAGCGATCAGGCGTTGCACAGGCTGGACAGGTGTTAGACCCAAGCATTTTGCAGAACACAACGGCTACCGCTATTGCCGCAATGCAACAGTCTGGCGCAGGCCGTATAGAGATGATTGCCCGTATCTTTGCTGATACCGGTGTAAAGGACTTGTTTACAGGGATTTTCCACCTGCTCTGCAAGTACCAGGACAAAGAGCGTGTAATCCGTTTGCGTGGTAAGTACATCTCTATTGATCCTAGAGAGTGGGCTAATAACTACGATATGGAAGTTAATGTGGGATTAGGTACAGGTAATAAAGATCAGCAGATGGCTATGGCAGCTATGGTATTGCAGAAGCAAGAGCAGATTTTGCAGACGCAAGGCCCAGCTAACCCATTGGTATCTGTAGCTCAGTATCGGGAAACATTAGGTCGCTTTATTGAGGCAGCAGGGTTTAACGATTCTACTGAGTTCTTTAAAGAGATTACCCCAGAGATGGATCAGATGTTGTCCAATCCTCCTCCACAACAGCCACAGCAAGACCCAGCAGTCATGGCTTATATGCAACAGGTACAGGCTCAGATTCAAGGCGATCAAGCCAAGATCCAAGCCAAGATCGAGGCAGACCAAGTTAAGGCGCAGGCAGACATTCAGTTGGCTAGAGAGAAGGCTATTGCTGAGATTCAGCTAGAGCGTGAGAAGGTTGCGGCACAGTTAGAACTAAAGACTGCACAGTTTCAAGCAGAAACACAGTTAAAGACGGCTGAGATGGTGGCTAAAGGGATGCAATGAACAAAGCAGAAAGAGCTAAAAACTATTTGATGGATGAGTTCTTTATGGAGCTAGTAAACGCTCAGAAGGACTTGTACAAGTCTTACATATTTGGATCAGCAGAACACGATGTAGAAGGCAGAGAAAAAGCATTAGTGAAGCTGAAAGCAATAGAGGAATTTGAAGCGTCATTACAATCACTCGTGCAGCAAAGCGAAATTGATAAGAGGCGTATACGGTTTTTTTAACTACCTAAAAGGTAAACAACATGAGCGACAACACCAACCCATCAGGGAGTGTAGATACATCTGTAAGCGGTGCGGCTAACGCATTTATGTCTATTCTTGAACCACGAAACGAGGAAGCGCAAGCTGACCCAGAAGTTCGTGAGGAATCCGTTGAGGACTCCGAGTACGAGCAATCGGATTTAAGTGCGGAAGAAACTGAATACGAAGAAGAAGAAGTAGAGGAATCTCCCAAATACCGAGTGAAAGCTAACGGTGAAGAACTGGAGGTAAGCCTTGATGAGCTTCTGAACGGATACAGTAGGACTGCCGATTATCAGAAAAAGACTCAATCTTTAGCGGAACAGCGCAAGGCCGTAGAGGCAGAGCGCAGTAAGATTGAGGAAACAGCCAAGGTGCGTGATACCTATGCACAACGACTCCAAGTTATTGAGCAACTGCTACAACAGCAATCGGGAACTGAGAACCTAACGGAACTCAGGGAGAATGACCCTATTGCGTATGCACTTGCCATAGCAGATCGTAGTGAGAAGGAAAAGCAACTTAGCGCTATCCAAGCTGAAAGACAGCGAGTACAGCAAGAACAGGCACAACAACAGTCCCAAGTATTGCAATCGCACATTCAGCAAGAACAACAAAAGCTAGTAGAGTTGATTCCTGAGTTTAAGGATGAAGCTAAAGCCGAAGTAATCCGTAGGGATATTCGGTCTTATGCCAAATCCATTGGATTCTCGGATCAGGAACTAAGCCAAGTTTACGATAGCCGTGCTGTGTCAGCGCTCTATAAGTCGATGATGTATGACAAGCTAGTGGCTGGAAAGCCAGGCGCACATAAGAAAGTGCAGTCAGCACCAAAGACATTGAAGCCAGGAACATCTAACCCTAAGAGTTCCGAGCAAGAAGCACAAAAGAAAGACTTTGAGCGCTTACGCCAAACCGGCAATAAGAAAGACGCTGCAAGGTTATTTGAACGATTTTTATAAAAGGAATTAAATTATGACTATTTATAATCGCTACGAGGCAGTAGGCGCTCGTGAAGATTTATCTGATGTTATTTATAACATCTCCCCAACCGATACCCCAATCATGTCATCGATTGGCAAAACCAAAGCTACTGGTGTTTACCATGAGTGGCAGACTGATGCTCTTGCAGCAGCAACAACTGGCAACGCATTAGTAGAAGGTGCTGACGCATCTGCGGCTGTTATGTCCCCAACTTCACGCATTGGAAACTACACACAGATCGTTGGTAAGACTGTGCAAATTTCTGGTACTTTGGAAGCTGTAGACAAAGCTGGTCGTAAGTCTGAAAAGGCTTATCAGTTGGCTAAGGCTTCTGCTGAAATCAAGCGTGACATTGAGGCAATCATTACTGCCAACCAAGGTCAAGCAGTTGGTACAAGCAACTCTACGGCTCGTAAGATGGGTTCACTCCTGTCATACATCAAGACAAACACAAACGAAGGCTCTGGCACAACTGCTGGTGTTGATCCAGTAACTATCGGTGTTTCTACTCGTACCGATGGCACAACCCGTACTTTCACAGAAACCTTCTTGAAAGATGTAGTTTCCAAGGTATTTACCTCTGGCGGCACACCTTCAGCTTTGTTTGTTAGCCCAGCACAAAAGCAAGTAGTATCAGGCTTTACTGGTTTGGCAGCACAGCGTTATCAAGTGCCTACCAACGGTCAAGCAACCATCCTAGCTGGCGCTGATCTGTATCAGTCCGACTTTGGTGTATTGCAGATTGTTCCTAACCGTTTCATGCGTACCCGTGATGCTCTCGTACTCGATCCTGAGTATGCAGCATTGGCTTATTTGCGCCCATTCCAAACTATCGAACTGGCTAAAGCTGGCGATAGCGAAAAGACACAAATCTTAGCCGAATTGACTCTGGAAGTTCGCAACGAAGCTGCACACGGTGGTATTTTCGATCTGTCTTGATAGATCGGTAATTAGTAAGTAGAATGGGGGGTGGGAAACTACCCCTCATTTTATGATTACATACATTCAAGGTGGTCTAGGCAATCAGATGTTTCAGTATGCTGCTGGGCTGGCTGTATCCAAACGACTACAAGAGCCGTTGTATATAAACAACAGTTTCTACGAAAGAAACAAAAATAGGCAATACGAATTAGGCGTTTTCCCTATATCCGCTACTGTTACAAACGAACAGGGAAAGCTGATAGAGGAAAAAGGCTTTAGATACCAAGACATTACCGAATCAGGAATGATGGTTGGTTATTGGCAGTCTGAGAAGTATTTTGAGGACATAGCCGATCAAGTAAGAAAAGAGTTTACCCTGCCAAAATCGTCTTTTGACGATGACATGGTAGCGGTAACGGTAAGGCGTGGCGATTACCTGCTATTACCAGAGGTATTCCACAATTTAGGCAACGAGTATTACCTAGAGGCTTTAGAGGTATTCCCTGACCATACGGTAGTCGTATTCTCGGATGACCCAGCCTGGTGTATAGATAACCTAGAGTGGGCAGATTATGTAATGCCCTGCAATACAGCAGTAACCGATTTATCTCTACTTTCCTCCTTTAAAAACCATATAATAGCTAATAGCTCTTTTGGTTGGTGGGGAGCTTGGCTTGCCAATGGTAATACTGTAGTTAGTCCTAGAAATTGGTTTACCAATGGTTTAGATACTACCGACCTAATACCTGATAGGTGGATTAGGATTTGAAAAAGATAATTGATGTTCAGAATGGCGTTACTCGCATAGCTCACGATGACGGTGAAGGCGGCCTGATTATTCAGTCCGTAACCGACATGAGCGACTTTGTAGAATATACAAAGACTAAGTATGCAGAGAACAGTACCGGCAAGGGCTGGGGCGATAACCCCATAGATGCTAAGAACCATATTGCTACATTGCCTACCGAGATCATCAACGATCTCAATACAAAAGGCTTGATGCGTGGCTATTACATCATTGACCCTAAAGGCTTAAAGAAGTGGCTGAATGACCCAGAGAACAGAGTATTTCGTACTCGTGGGGGCACAGTATGAGATTTGCTATATGTATTCCTGCCAGAGGGCAGATGGAAGTAGCTACCGCTTTTGACCTAGCAGCCTTAGTTGGCTACATGGTTAAAACGACTAAGCACGACATAGACATTTACACAGCAGCAGGCACATTGATATTTGACCAGCGCAATCAGTTAGTCAAAACATCATTGGCAGCTAAATGCGATTACATTGTATTTATAGATGCAGATATGCGTTTTCCAAAAGATACGATTATGCACTTGCTAAAGCACAATAAAGAGATTATTGGGGTAAACGCTACGACTCGTACAGAGCCAGTAATGCCTACAGCCAAGAATTTGACCATAAACGAAGATGGCAGTTGCACCTGGTTGCCGATCTACTCTAATGGAATGAAAGGCATAAGTAAAGCTGACGGTATTGGCTGCGGTGTAATGATGATTAAAGCAAGTGTATTTAAAAAGCTAGAAGAACCGTACTTTTACTTTGAGCAGTTGCCTAATAATAAGATATTGGGCGAGGACATTTACTTTTGCATAAAAGCAAAGGATGCAGGGATTGATACTTGGGTAGACCATGATTTATCTATGGAGATAAAGCACATAGGTCAATATAGTTATAGCTGGGCAAACATAGAGAAAACATAATGGCGTATACAAACTACACGGACTTGCAGGCCTCAGTCGCAAGTTACTTAGGACGAAGTGATTTGACCTCAGTAATTCCAGACTTTATTCGTTTTGCAGAAACACGCCTAGCAAGAGAGTTGCGTACTCGATTAATGTTAAAGTCGGCTACAGCGCCTACAGTAGCGGCAGATGCAAGAGTAGCCCTGCCTACGGACTTCTTAGAGATTCGTGATTTATTCGTACAGGGTAACCCTCGGATGCCAGTAACTTATCTGTCACCTAGCGCCTTCACAAGAGATGCTAGGGCAGATGAGTCTGGCTTGCCAGTCTTTTATACCGTACTTGCCTCAGAGTTTCAGTTTGCCCCAAAGCCTGACACAGTTTATACGCTAGAGATTTTGTACTATGCAAAGCCGACTGTGCTGTCTAGCACAACAGCGTCTAATGTATTTCTAGCGAATTATCCCGATGCCCTGCTATATGGCGCATTGATAGAGGCAGAGCCTTACCTTATCAACGATGCAAGGTCTAATACCTGGGCAACTCTATACGATAGAGCAATTAAAAACATTTCCGATGCAGACCAAGGCGGTGAGTATTCGGGTATTCCATTACAAATGAAACTTACCTCACGATAGGACAGATTATGGCCGCTTTATCCAATTACCTAGAAAATGCCTTAATTAACGCTACTCTACGCAATACCACTTATACATCCCCAGCCACCGTTTATGTTGGCTTATTTACTGCTGATCCTACGGATGCTGGATCAGGCGCAGAATGTACTGGTGGATCGTATAGCCGCAAAGCAATCACCTTTGGCGCACCTAGCAATGGCGTATCAGTCAATAGCGTTGCGGTAGAGTTTGACCAGGCAACTACAAGCTGGGGAACAATTACCCATTTCGGAATCTTAGACGCTTCTACAAGCGGAAACCTGCTTTATCATGGGGCTTTGACAGCCAGCAAAGTAATAGACACGGGCGATGTATTTAAGTTTGCTATTAGTGCTGTTTCTGTAACATTGGCCTAATATGTCCACAATAGTTACTAGAAGTGGTAAAGGGAGTCCGCTTACTCATGCGGAAGTTGATGCTAACTTTACAAACCTTAATACAGATAAAGTAGAGAAAACATCTGCTGACATTACAGGCGGCACAATCAACAACACCTCTATCGGTGCTACTACCCCATCTACAGGTAAATTTTCAACTTTAGAAGCTACAGGAACAAGCACTTTAGGCACAGCATCAGCACAATTTATTCAAGCTGAAGGTGGTGCAACAGCAGTTTTATTGTCTGCCCAAGGTTCAGGAACTAACATTCCATTAGCTTTACAACCAAAAGGAACAGGCGCATTACAAGCACAAGCTACTACATCTACTACAGCAGGTGGTAATGCTAGGGGTGCTAATGCTGTTGATTGGCAAACAAATAGACCAAGTGGTGCAACTAGAGTTGCTAGTGGTCAATATGCAACTCTTAGTGGTGGTAATAATAATTCTGCAACTGCGTATGCTTCAGTTTCTAGCGGTGGTGAATCAAATAGTTCAACTGGAATTTATGCAAAGATTGGCGGTGGGAGTAGTAATTCAGCAAGCGGAGAAAGGTCAGTTATTGCTGGTGGAACATCAAATACATCTGCTGGTTTTCATAATTTTATTGGCGGTGGTTTTACAAACTCAGGAACGGCACTAGCCGCAGTAACTACCCAAAGCGGCACAATGAACGCTACTACAGCCGTAACGCTGTCAGGCTCTAACGCTAACATCAAAGTTGGTCAATACATCACAGGTACAAGCATTGCCGCAAACACTTATGTAGCCGCCATAAGTGGAACTGCTTTAACTCTTTCAGTTGCTGCATCAGGTTCATCTACAAGCACTCTATCTTTCTTTACTCCTCATGGAGTAGTAGTAGGCGGTGGTAATAACCAAGCTACAGGTAGTTATTCATTTATCGGTGGTGGTGGCGATGCTGGTACTGCGGCTAATAGGAATAGTGCGGCAGGGGACTGGTCTAGTGTTGTAGGTGGAATTAAAAATACTATTGCATCAACCTCTCCTTATTCCGTTATAGCGGGTGGTTTTAATAGCTCAA